GCTACCGGACGCCACAGCGCAGCTCCATGATCGGCGACAGAGCCGCGTGGGTGTCGTCCAGCGACCGGACAATTTCGGCGTGGCAGCCGACGTCGCGCAGCGCAGCCATCACTTCGCGTTGCGTCGGCGTCAGCCTGCCGCTCCGCGTTTTGATTTCGAGAAATACCGGACGCCAGTCGTCACCGAGCCAGCCAGCGGGATGGCAGAAAATCTCCAGGTCGGGCCAGCCGGGGCGCACGCCTAGATATTTCTGCTGCACCCGGTACTGCACCAGGTGCTTGCCCTCGTTTGGCGAGTGGTGAAAAACAGATCCGGTCGGCAAGGCGAGGGCCAGCCACTCCACGATCGAGCGATGTAGGGCGGCCTCGGACACCTTAAGCATCGAGAAAGTCCGCCGGCTTGACCGCCTCGTCGGTCGCCATCTGGATGCGGCAGGCGACGGCTAGGCTTGGCACCCGCGTGCCGGCTGCCAGCATCGATACGTAAGCCTTGCTGACGCCGAGCGCGTCGGCCAGCGCCGCTTGCGTGCTGTCGTTGTCGTAGAGCCAGTCGGCGAGAGTCATGTCCCTGGTTAACATCACCCACAGTTACTGGTCAACCATGACGCACAGCAGATAATTACTGCACCGACTAAATCGGCCTAGATGGGCGGGGATGGTAGAAAAAAGGTGACTCAAGGAGAGCAATCGCCCACGATAAACGCGCGCCCGTCACGGGCGTCCAAAATGGGAGAGGTGACAACATGGAACTACACGAAAGCATGCGGGCTGCGCGCTCGCGCGCCGGACACACCGGCACCAAGATGGCAGAGCTGCTCGGCATGGGCGGCGCCGCTTACCTGCGATACGAGCGCGGCGAGGTCTCGCCTGCCGCAAGCCTGATCTTGAAAATGGCGGAGGAGCTGAAGTGCTCGCCCACGGCACTCATGCTTAATGGCGGCGTCGAGCTGGCCGGCGATCATCCGCCGCGGGCGATGGCAAAAAGCGGCGAGACACTCGACGTCGCGCTGGGTGCAGGCGAGACGGTCAAGATCGAGATTAATATTCACGCCCGTCCAAACGACCATAACATCACCTAAGAGTTTAATATCTGCTGGATGATTATGTCAGTGCTTGTAGGTTGACAGAACGGTAACTGTAGAGTTACTAAGCACCCGTCGCGACTAAACGGGTGCAACATGACCGAAAACAGCTTCGACGATCTGCCCGCATGGGCGCTGCGCTTTAACTTTACGGCGCACAGTCCGTCCGGCACGTCTCGGCCGGATTCCAAAGAATTTTTTGAGAAAGCGATCGCGCGCCCAGCCAAGCTATACGCGCCGCCGGGGTGCCGCATGACGGCTGGTCTCGTCTGCGAACGCTACGCCAAGGCCATCGTGATCGACTCCGTCGATGCCGGCGAGGCCTTCCGCCAGGCGATGGGCGAGTTCGATGGACATAAGATTCTCGAACATGACGGCGACGACGCCGCGCGATGGTCGCTCATCCGCGACGAGGTTTATGATATCCCGCTGTCCAAAGCAGAAAAAGAAGCGGGCGCGGTGCAGATCAGCGGCACGGTGCTGGAGCTGACGAGCAGGCACACAGCCGAGGGGCTGGCAGAAGCTACTCGCGAGGCCAATCAGGTCGTGGACGGTCGGTGGGTCAGCGTTGTCCTTGACGGTGTCGAACTCGACTTCATCGGCGAGATCGATGTCGAGGCGCAGGAAGGCGTCGTCGAAATCAAAACGAAGTGGCCGACACTAAACACCCGCAGCAAGCGGGGATGGAATGTCAACAGCCTGCCAGCTCGCCCCGATCCCAACCATGTCCAGCAAGTCGCACTGTACTGGCGTTGGCTGCGCGAACAATCCGACAACGTGCCGGTGCGGCTGGTCTACGCAAATTGCAAAGGCTGGCGTGTCTTCGATAGCAAAGACTGCGACGAGCTGTCGGTTCCTAATCTCGAAGCCGCGCTTGACCGCATGCGAGTGGTCGCGCGGGCGCGCGAGAACTTGATGAGGAACGCGAAAACCATCGACGAGCTGTTCGCGATGATCGCGCCCGACTTTTCGCACTTCATGTGGCGCGACGTCCCGGCAGCGTACAGGTCCGCAGCCGAGCAGCAATGGAGCAGGGCATGACAGATACCTTCACCGCGTCCGAGCTGCGCGCGGTGGTGCGATGGCTTGAGGCGCGCGAACAGTGGCTGCTTCATATACGGCAAGGACTTGAGTGCGGCGACGACTTTGCGATTGCCGTCGGCAAAGGCCCAGAAATTCGGAAGCTGGCAGACGAGGCGAGAGCTGCGCGTGCAAGCAAGGCAACCGCGCAAGATCAGCTCGCTGATGCCGCTGCGAAAGAGCCGCACGAGTGAGCGGACGTGACACCAGCCTCGCCGCCGCTGACGAGATCGCCGAGCGTGCGCCAGTCCTGCGCGATTTGGTTCTCCTCGCGATCCGACATAGCGATGTCGGCCTCACCGCCGACGAAGCTGCGGCGGCGATCGGCATTAGCATTCTGTCGATCCGACCGCGGGTATCCGAGCTGGCGAAGCTGGCTGAGATAACAGACAGCGGCGATCGCCGGCGTAATCAATCAGGAAAACTAGCAATCGTATGGAGAGAAGCATGGACAGCCCAAGATCTTTTCGGCCACAAGATCAGGTCGTGACACGCGACATCCTCGACGCGCCGGTCACGCCGATGCCGGCGGACTATCTCGCCGTCGGCTCGATCACCGAACGACTTAACCAACTCATGAACGCCGACCCTCGGCATGATTTCCTTGCGACCAAGTGGCGTATTCTTAGGGATCGCGCACAGATAAATGTCGGCGACAACCTCACCGGCATGCAGTTTACGTTGACGATCGAGCGACGCAATCCTGACGCCGTCAGTGATCAGACATGAGTGAGATCGCGTACAAGCCCGGCGACACCATGAAGCGCAACGACCTACTGGCGGTGATGCAGGCGATCGGCGAGGTCAATCGCGTTGCCGGCGTCGCGCAGCGAGGCGGCAAGCGGTATACGATGGTGCAAGACCGCGTGCTCGAATGGCGAAAGGTGTTCGGTTGTCAGCACGGCGTCAGCACGGCGATCATCAAGGACGACGGCAACATCGTGCAGGTGCAGGCGACGATCACCGACGACCAAGGCAGAGTGCTGGGCAGCGGCCTCGCGGAAGAGGTGCGCGGCAGTTCCGCGGTGAATAAGACTTCCGCACTCGAAAACTGCGAGACGTCAGCCCTCGGACGCGCGCTCGCCAGCCTCGGCCTGCACGGCGGTGAGTATGCCAGTGAAAACGAGATGGACAAGGTGCGCCGCCACAGCACCGCGGCTGCGCCAGAGGTCGTCAAGCCGCCGACCGTGACGTCCGACGAAATCCCGCTCGACGAGACGGACGCGACGACCGACTGGAGCGCCTGGGTCGCAGAACAAATCGCAGGTTTTGCAAAGCACCGCAACGTCGCCGAGCATAAGCAATGGTCTTCGACCGTGCGTGAATGGCGCGGTCGTCTGGCGCGAGAAGATGCGGATCTACACAGATATCTCTCCGAGAAGTACGTCGCCCGCCGACGTGAACTCGCAAATAATGTACCACGACCGATATAGGAGTTTCAGATGCCAACCTACACAAAAATAAAAAAGCTAAATTTGTTCAAGGAAGCGAAGGAGCCGGGTTCGCGGCGGCCCGACTACGGCAATTCGAAAGTTATTTTCGAGGTCGCTTTGCTGCCTGGCCGGTACTCTTTTTCTGGGTGGCAGTACGAGGACACCGGCAACATCTCGCTGGAGATCCAGCGCGTGACCGAAGACGATGATCCCGCTGCGTCTTACACCGACGATCTGACCGAGCAAGGCGCCGTGAAGCACAACGCCGGCGACGGTGGCTTCGATGACTGACGCGCCGTTGCCGCTGCTGATCGACAGCTCACAGGCCTGCGAGATGTTGTTTGGCGCCGACACGCGGCGCAACCGCTACCGATTGTACGCGATGATTGCGCGCGGTGAAATCAAGGGCCGCAAATTTGGCGAGCGGTGGTACATACCGCGGCGGGAGATGGAGAGCCTGCATGACGAGCACGCCAGCGCGAGTCCTGCGTGACGTCGCCAAACTAATCGAGACTCGCGGCCGTTCGCACGGCGACTGGCGAGAGGGGATGACATCGGCGGCGGCGCTGTGGTCTACCTACACGGGGAAACGGCTAGAGGCACACGACGTTGCGGTGATGTTGGGGCTGCTCAAAATTAGCCGCATGACGGGCGGCGACTACGCCCCCGACGACTACGACGACCTGGTGGGCTACGCCGCCATCGCGGCGGCCTTACGGCGACCGCACGCCACTGTGCAGCCGCCGTGCGACGTCGAGGAGTGAGCCGCTAGTGCCACAGCTTGGCGCCGAACTTCGCCGCGTCTGCCTCGTCGCGGGCCTCGTCGTCGATCCAGTGTCCGTAAAGCTCGCGCGTGGTGCTGATCGATTTGTGGCCCATCAGCGTCGTGATGCGGTGGAAATCCGCGCCGAACAATTCCAAGCAGATGGACGCGAAGAAGTGGCGCAGGTCGTGCCAGCGCAGATCGTCGATGCCGGCAGCGGCGCAGGCCGGGTGCAGCACACGCTTGCGCAGGTTGTCGCTGGTGACGTGATGCGTCTGCGCCCGAGTCGGGAAGACCAAGCCCGCGGCCGGCGAACGTAGCTTCCACTTGCGCAGTTCCGCGACGAGCTGCGGCGTCAGGAAGACGGTGCGAAAGCCGGCGTCGGTCTTCGGCACATCCTGTATATCGTACACGCCTTTAGACACTTCGCGCACCGCCTTCGCGACGGTCACGCGCTGCTTGTCGAAGTCGATGTCGGACCACGCTAGCGCGGCCAGCTCGCCGAACCGCAATCCCGTCTGTGCAGCGAACGACAGCGCGAGCGCATCGCACCAGTCGTCGGCGTTGATCGCTTCCTTGATCACCAGCCGGATCTCGTCAATCGAAAACCGCGTCAGCTTTTTCTTCGCGCCGCCCTGCGCGTAGCGGACCTCTTCCAGCTTTACCTGCCGAGCTGGGTTGACGTGGCTGCACCAGCCCTGCTTATGAGCGAGGTCGAAGAGCTGCTTCAGCGCGTCTAGCTTTTCCTTCACGGTCTTGGCTGAGAGATTGATTTGCGGGATCAGCCGGTCCTCGATGTCGGCGGTGGAGACGTCCACGCACTTGACACCGCCGAACCGCGCGCCATTGATTTCAAAGTCTGACCACGTCGAGACGTTGCGCTTGATGTTGCCGCCGCTCTTGAAGGCGATCTTGCCCTGGATGACACGCAGATCGGTCTTGGCATGGAGCAGCACGATCGCGGCATCGATAGTGCCAGCCGTTGCGGTGGTGACGACGCCGCCGGTCGTCTGCGCAGCGTTGATCGTCGCGGCGTAGTCCTCGGCTTCCTCGCGGGTGCGGAACTTGCG